CTCTGAAGAATGGATTCCTGTAGCTGCATGTTTTCCCCCTGAGCACGTGTCCCTGAACTGTACGCCTGAACGCATCAGGTGGTTAGTGCGCTATGCGCAAGGATGTTAAGAGAGCTTGGCAGCTTCGATGCGCGCCAGCTCCGTGTTGTGCGCGGCCCACGCTGCGGTGTCCGCAGTCATGTACTCTTCGGGCGTCATCGTGGACTTCAGCGACTGCAGCTCCTTCAGCGTTTCCTTCAGCACGGCTTCGCTGTTGCGCGCCAGCTTCGCGGAGCACGCGCTGATGGCGATGCGCCGTGCCATCTCCCACGCGATGCGCCGTTGACGGTCCGTTCCCACATCGTACTGCGCCTTTGCGGCCAGCTGATTCTTGAACGTGTTGGACTCACCTTCCGATACGAACACTGTGACACTGTTGAACGGGTAGGATAACATGGTGTGTGATACCTCCCGGTATCGTACACGTTCAGGCGCACAGTTCAAGGACACGTATTTGCAACATTCTGTTGCACGGCACCGTGCGCGTTACAGTCCGAATTGATGGCGGTACAGTAAACACGCCCAAGGACTGACCCGGTTGCGCGGTCGGTATTCCCGACCTTACGAATTAGATGCAGGTCGCGCACCAATAGTTTCAAATTACGTATACGTCATCCACGCCCACGTGGGTATGAGTAATAGGAACTATTAGCGGTCGCTGGCCAGCTGGTAGTAACAGGAACTGTTAGCGATAGGCGGCCACCCCCCAACGGTCCGCCAAAATCAGAAAACCCTTCCCCGTTTTCCGCCCACACTTTTTACCCAACGCTACCCTCGCGTTGCTCGGGCGGCGAAACCAAACCCCCCACCTACGGTGGGCGAAACCAAACCCGCCTTCGGCGCATCCTACCTGACAGGGGGGATTTTGCTTGACACCACTTTATGGGTATGATACTATGTTGGTACTATGAGCTTCTTGCCCCCGGCTCTGCCAACTGCCATTCCGTCCCAACGCATCCAGCGTACTCTGGACGCTACCCCCGACTCCACCGATGCCTATGTAAAACAAGACGTTTTTGGTAGGGCCGGGGGCAGGAGATCCACCCGCGAGCGCAACAAGGCCGGTGTATACGCGAGGGCTGATGCGGAGGTTGACCTGATTGTTCAACTCTATTTCGATGGACTCACTCTTACAAAAATTTCCCGTATGCTTGGGCGTAGCATTGATTACGTTAGTCGTGTATTCCATAGTCCACGTGGTCGTATGCTGGTACTGTCACAGAAGAAGGACCGGCAACAACTAACCGAAGAGTTGCAAGATAGGATCGCCTACGCTGCCCAGAACGCCCTCGACAACATCATCGAACTTGCTAACAACGCAGCCTCCGAAGCAGTGCGGTTAAGTGCCAACGAGCGTGTGTTGGATGATGCGTTACCGCGTCAACGTGTGGGGGCAGCGGTACAGATTAACATAGGCGACGATGTGATTGCCACCGCGCTGCGTGCGTTGGATGAGGTGACACGTAGGGAGGCCACGCGATAAATGAGTACCGGAGATAGGCGTGAGACACTCCGACTTGAACTCAGGGCGCGTGCCACTAACTCGCTTTATTTCTTTGCTAAAGGTGTACTGGGGTTCGATAAACTCACGAATCTCCATTTGGAGGTATGTGAGTTTTTGGAAACCGACGAACAGCGTAAACTGCTCGTTCTCCCTCGTGGTCACTACAAAACAACTATTAGCAGTATATCATACCCCTTGTGGTTGTCAATTCGTAATCCCGATATCCGAATCCTCATCGCTTCCGCAACGTCTACAAACGCACAAAAAATCATGTCCGTTATCCGCGCAAAGTGGGAACGGTGTGAAATGTTACAGTGGCTCTTTCCCGAACTCGTACCGGACTTCTCTAAAGTACGGTGGAATGATTCGTGTGCAGTTATCAACAGAAAGGGAGATTGGCCCGAAGGAACTTATGAAGCTATTGGTGCGGGAGGCACGGCGGTTTCGCGGCACTATGATGTCATCATCGAGGATGACTTGGTGAACGACGATCACCTTGTAAACAAGGAACAGATGGATAAGGTCATCGACTGGCACCAATACAAAGAATCCCTGTTTATCAGTCCATCCAAGGGGAAGGACGTAGTTATCGGTACACGGTGGGCGTTTTTCGACTTGATATCACACGTGATGGATATTGAGCCGGGGCGTGCGCGGTACGTGCGTTCCGCCATTGAGGGGGGCGTACCCATCTTCCCCGAAGAGTTCACCATACAAGAGCTAGAACGACTGCTCGCTGTTATGGGTACGTACAAGTATAGTTGTCAGTATCTGAACGATCCCACGCAGGATACCGCACGCAAGTTTGAGGAAGGGTGGTTGAAATTCTATGACGAACTTCCACCGGGGTCATACTCCTACTACACCGCTTGTGATCCCGCCGCATCCGTATTCAAAGCTGGCGGGGGCATCGCACGTGACGGCGACTACACCGCCCTCATCACTATCGCCGTCGATACAGACGGCAACATCTTCGTCGTCGATGTCGTTTGTGACCGTCTGGGAGTTGACGAGTTTATCTACGAACTGTTCCGTGTGGTGGAAACCTACCACCCTGTTGCGGTGGGGATAGAAACCAACGCCTTCCAACGTGCGTTGTTGTTTCCCATCCGTCTTGAGATGAAACGCAGCAACACATTCTTCGCCATCACCGAACTAAAGGCCAGTAAGGTTGCCACCAAACAGCTGCGCATACTTGCGCTCCAGCCCTATTTCTCCCACGGGGCTGTTTTCCTGAAACGTTCACACGGGGAACTATTGCATGAGTACAGGTTGTTCCCCCTCGCCAAGCACGACGATGCGATGGATGCGTTGGCGTATGTGGTACAGATGCAGCGTCAACCGCATAAGGTTCAACTTGCCATAGTGGGGGTTCCCGACCCCCTGTCGTTCGACAGCATCGAAAAAGCGATCAACTATAACCGTACACATGCTAGGGGAAATCCGTTTCGTTACTTCAACCACAACGACCTACGCATGACCAGCTAACCCTCCTTTCCTTAAGAGAGGGTTTTGCCTTTAGTAGGAGGCCGATCTGGATAACGTATTAAAGAGTATACTAGTACAAGATAATGCTCCTACCGTTATCGAAATGCTACGTGAGAAGGCGAGGAAGAAGAATGCTAAGTTTCCGAAGGATACTACGCCAACAGGACTAACAGACCCACAGGATGATCCGTGGGCGAAGGAAAACTGGGAGCGAAGGAGTAGATAATGAAGAAACCGTTTCAGAAGGGTGTAGCGGGGAAAGCTGTGGGCGCACCAAAGGTTCCGATGGGTGGACCTACAAAGCTGGGTGGTGGTTTGGGTGGTGGTAATGCGTCGGCATTATCACAGGGTATCGCTGCAGCGCGGCCTATGCAGAAACCTCGCGTTGGCCCGATTGCAACGAAACAGTCGCTCATGCGTAATCCAATGGGGATAGGAGGTGGGTTGTAATGTCAGAGATTAAAGGTAGTAATGCTGGTGGGAAAGCGGGTTGGGGACCGATTGAATCGCCCGTGCAGAAGGTCAACCAAGACGGAACGTACAACGGTAAGTCCGAAGGCGGTGTTGGGTAAGTGAAAAACACGACTCCGCAAGACTGGATAAACGACATCAAGTTGGGATTACGCCAGCGCGCGGCTAAAGAGCGCGAGCAGCGATGGAAACGGAACTACCAATGGTTCAAAGGCGAGTATGACAAAGGGTTGATACCCGTCAACATCGTCTTTGGTATCGTCCGATCCATTATCCCACAGGTGTATTTCAAAGCCCCAAAGATAATGGTACGTCCCAGACCGGGAAATCCGCAGGAATATCAACGCAGGATGTCGGCTGCGAAGTCATTGGAATCTGCGGATACGTACTTAATTACTCAGATGGGGTTAAAGAAAACACTGAAACTTGCTATTCTTGATGGGCTACTGTATAACGTAGGCGTCCTGAAAGTCGGTTATCACTCAGTCTTTTCGGAGTTCTCAGTAGGCCCGTCAGCTGAGACTCAGCAAGTTCTGCAGGCTGTAACAGAGATGACGGGTGAGCCTGCGGCACTCCCTGAGCGTGACGAAAAGGAAATGGCAAAGTACTACAAGTATAGTTATCACGAACTCGTAAAGCCCGATCAACCGTGGGTTCTTCGTGTATCACCCAAAGACTTCGTTGTACCCGTAGGGACAAAAAAGATTGAAGAGGCACCGTGGTGTGCGTTCCGCTTCGTCAAAAGGCTGGATGAGGTTAAACTTTCCCCGGTTTACAGCAACACAAAAGAACTCCGTCCCAACGCAACGCTCCGTATCGACGGTGAAGCACTGGAAACGCCTACAGAATATCGTCAAACAGGTGGTCAACCCGACGACGATTACGTTGAGTGTTGGGAGATTTGGGACAAGCGTGACGGAACTATACGTGTCATAGCTGACGGACACGACAAGTTCCTCCGTGACGAGGATCATGGACTGGAAATGTCGGGTTTACCTGTAGAAATACTGCAGTTTAACCCAGACGGGGATGATTTCTGGGGCATCTCCCACGTAGACGCGATAGCCCCGCAGGTTGCAGAGTACTGTGAGACACGTACACAGGAAATGTGGCATCGTAAAATCAACAATTTGAAGATAATGATTGATAAAACGATGCTACCACCCGAAGAAATCGCTAAAATCGAGTCAGGAACCATTGGTGGCATCGTTTTGGTCAACGGTCCACCTCAACCTGCAGTACATGCCTTCACATCAGCTATATCGCGTGACTTTTTTAAGAACGCAGAGGACATTTTCGCTGACCTGAAGGTAATTATCGGTTTCAACCGAAATCAGGGAGGCGAATTTGAACAATCTCGACGTACCGCAGAAGAAATCAAGACTGTGCGATCAAATAACCAACTGCGTGACGACGAACTCCGTGATACTATTGCCGATATGCTGGCGGATTTGTTCCAAAACAAGATACATCCTCTACTTTTCCAGAACTGGACCGACCAAAGATTCGTTGAGGTCACATCAGTACAGTCGCAAGTTCCGTGGATTCCCTTCGATGCTAGCAAAATTAGGGGTCAGTACGATGTTACCGTAATACCTGATTCTACGTTACCGTTGAACAAGGAACAGGAAAAAGCGCAGATAATGGCTCTCTTTCAGATATTTAGGGGCGATCCTATGATACGACAGGACGTTCTACGCAGAGAGACAATCAATAAGTTTGAAGGATTGGATGCAGAACAGTTCCTGAAAACCCCGCAGGAGCTACAGCAGGAACAGCAGATGAACCAGAAGATGCAGGTACAACAGTTGCAGCAGCAGAAGCAGATAGAAACGCAGGGTGCGCTTGAACTGGCAGCAGGTCAGGCTAAGATTGACCTGCAGAAAGAGCAGATATCCGCAATACAGACTCCAAAGCCTGTACAGCAGATAGGAGCGAAACGTGCTCAAACTGTATGAGTTTGAATGCTCTAATTGTCGTATCGTAAAGGAGGAACTGTTAGACATTCCTCCGATGTTAGCTAGTATACAATGTAATAGGTGTGGTGGACTTATGGAGTACATCGTGATAGGTGGCAAAAGCCACGTGTTCAAACCACTTTGGCATCCGCATCTTGGTCACTCGCCTGTGTATATTGATAGCTGGCGTAAGTTTAAGAAAGAGCTGCGAACCCGTGAACTACGTAGCGAACTTGAATAGTTCGCACGAACTCCAAGGAGGATGTTATGCCTGAGGAACTGACCAGCACTACTGCTGCTGTAACCGAAGAACCTGCTGTTACAACTACGGAAGCTGCGCCTACGGTAGTTCCTGATCCCCAGTCGGATCGGATCAAGGAGCTGACGGAGAAGATTTCGCGCTACGAACAACTGGTAGTAACACCAGAATATCAGACGTTTTTGGCGCAGCGTGGACAGCCAGCTGCCCCCCAGAAACGTGAATACTCATCAGAGGAAAAGACCGCATTTCAGGATAAGTTGAACAACATGTCGAGGGCAGAGTTTGCGGCATTTGTTCGTGACCTAACGGTGGAAACCGTAAAGGAACAGATGTTTCTCCCTATCCAAAGTCAGATGGTGACGGAGAAGGTCAAAGACCAGATTGTAGATGTGTCGGGTAAGTACGCTGATTACTGGGATTACCGGGGGGAAATGATTACCGTTTCCAACCAGAATCCCACGCTTAACGCTGAACAGGTATATCATTTAGCAAAGGCAGCACGTGCGTCGGTTCCACCTGTTCCCGGTGCAAAACCGCCAGTACGTAAGGCTGGGGGCGAAACGCCGTCGAGTGTACCGGCTTCTCGCACGACAACAGTAGCCCCTGAGTTTAACGCTGCTTTTGAGGCAGCATTCAAGAAAGTCGGACTCTAACTATTAAGGAGTAAGTGATGGCTGCTACACCGGAAAGTTTGACAGAGAAATTGGACAGTCTGTATAGCACTACGTGGCAGATCATGCGCAGCAAAGTGGTGGACAACATCTTCAACGCCACCCCGCTGTGGTACTGGCTTAACAGCAAAGGCAGGAAGCGCGGCGAAACTGGTGGGCGTTGGATCGGTGCGCAACTGCTGTACGGGAAGAACACCACCGTTGACACAATTGGGCGTGGTGGTGCCGTGGCGATCACCGACGACGAACTCATCACCACGGCGCGGTTTGACTGGAAATGGCTCATCGCCAACGTGATTCGGTACTACGCTGACGACCAGATGAACACCGGCAAGAACGCGATGATGAATCTGGTGCAGGCGAAGCTCAAGACTGCGGAGCTGTCGATGATCGACAAGCTGGAAACGATGGCGTTTGGCGATGGAACCGGCAACGGTGGCAAGGATTTCATGGGTCTGCAGGGGATGGTCAAAGCGTCATTCTCCGGTGACACGTTAGGTGGTATCGACGCGAACACGAATACGTGGTGGCAGAACAAGTACAAGGACTGCACAGGTGGATCGGGCGATACCATCGCTGAGATCAAGTCCGGTCTGCTCAACATCTACAACACGTGTTCCATCGGTAACGACCACCCTACGCTCATCATGGGCTACCAAGCCTTCTACGAGTGGTACGAGACATACTGCGTGCAGTCGATCCTGCGCGTGTACGAGACTTCGCTGGGCGACATCGGGTTTGAGGCTCTCAAGTATAAGGGAGCTGCGTTGACGTTCTCCCCCTCCGCACCGGATGCGAAGGTGTACCTGCTCAACGAAAGGTACATGGAGTTCGTGTACGACACCAACGCTGACTTCTTTATGACGGAGTGGAAGCCGATTCCGAACCAGCTTGACAGGGTGGCACAGATCGTGGTGCAGGGAAACCTGATCTGCAACAACCGGCGTATGCAGGGGCTGATGGGTACACCTGCTGCGGCATCGTTGCCGATCACCTAACAACTAGGTCGGGGGACTCCGTGTAACAGCGGAGTCCTCTAACTCGCCCGAAGGAGGGCTGACATGTCACCAGTGCAAATCACGTTTGGACAGAAGGTTACAACGATTACCACAACGCAAGTCCATCCTCTCGGGACCGTACGGTTTGAGGGGAACAATGTCTACAAGTACATGAAAGCGGGAGGTACGATCCCAG